TGAATAATGTTGCATCATTACAGCATAAAATTCATATGGGTAATGAGCTTTACAATATGCTCCATATACAGAGTCAAAACCATAGCTCAAAGCATGAGATGCATTAAAGGAATATTTAGATGCTGCTTCAATAATCTCCCAAGTCTTTTCGAAACCATTTTCACTACCAACATTTTTAACCCATCCTTTAAGTAGTTTAGCCTTTAATTCGGCTAATTCTTTTTCCTTAAATTTCTTTTTACTTATTTTCTTGATAATAGCATATGTCTCTGTTTGTTCAATTCCAAGCCATCCAAGATAAGTCATAATAGATTCCTGGTACATCATATAATGAAAAGAATCTTTTAAAAGGTTATCTAGCTCTGTAACACCTGTTGTATATGGTAGTCTATTTAAAAAATTATTAAGCTGTGTTTTAAATCCTGGTCTTAAAGCAGCAACTAAAGATGTTAATTCCATCATATTTTGTGGCTTATATTTTTTACAACATTGCACACCAAATGAAGATTCACACTGATTAATTCCAAGAGTATAACCACTAGAATATACGTCCCATGTTTTTTTATCGTTCTCTATAAGTTTTGTCATTTCTGGAACTGTAGGAGTTTTAATCCCCGCTTCTTTGAAAATATTATTGATTGTAAGCCAAATATCTACTTTTAGTAAATCATTCTTAACAAACTTATAGTTTTCTGCAACCATTCCATCAATAACAGTGGTTATTACTTCTTTTTTGGTCGCTTCTGATTTACACCTAATCAAACCCACTTCTCGCTTAATATCTCCATCATAAATCAAATATCCACATGGAGCTTGAGATTTTGAATTGATAATTCCTCTATATTTTTTGCTTTCATCTATATAACTTTTATATTTTTTATCTACAAAAGTATACAAATCAATAGAATCTTTCATATCATCTTCTGCATTCTTCAAAGCTTTTTCATATTCTTTAATCTGGCTTGTAATTTCATTAGAAATTTCAAAATCTAATCCTTGTGATTTTGCATATAATTTGAATGCTGATGATACCTGTAACGGCTTATATGATATCATTGGATATGCATGACCTTCGCCCATTACTTTGATTTGGGCATCCGCAAAAATCTCAGGAGTACCTAAATTCAAATCTAAATCCGGTAAACTCTTTGTCTTTAAAATTCTCGTTTTTGAAATAAATCTATCTGGATATAACTTTACAGGAGAAATAAATCTATCAATGTTGCTGAAACCTAATAATGAATTAACATAATAAGATACGCCACTTCCTCTTCCTGTTTTTGTAATAATTCCTCCATTCTCAACGCCAGTTTTAACAAGCTCATAATCTATGAGGAAATAATCAGCCATTTTTGTATCAATAATTGCATTTAATTCATACTCAATTCCATCTTTATATTCTTTATATCTCTCTGGTGATACAGTATTTTTAATTTCATTCCATTTTGAATACACCAAATTATGTAATGTTGTATCTCTCCATTCTTGTGATTTATCTCCTACCCATTCACCATTAAACAGATAATTTTTAGGAAGCTTTATGTTTTTATTTAAAACAATATCATCAAAATCTAAAAGAATATCTGTATTTTTAATACATTCATCAATTTGTTCATCGGTTAAAATGCCTTGTTCTTTTAGTCTTCTACGAGCTTCTTGCTCATCAGGGTAATCCATATACCATCCTTGTTCATCTTCATCGTATGTGATACCTCTTGCTTCTAAATAATTATCTCTTTCCTTATATTGATCTGGATATATATAATGACTATCACAACCAAGAATTAATTTAATTCCAAATTTATCATGCAAATCAATTATTCTTTTATTTATTTTCTTTTGAATATCGGTATTATGATACTGAATCTCCAAAAAGAAATTATCTTTAAAATGCCTATATAATTTTTCTGTAATCTCATCAATGTCGTTGTAAGCCCAATATTTCAAGCAAGCAGTTGTTACCATGATATTTTCAGGTTTTACATGTAATAAAAGATTGATGTCAATTCTTGGTTGTCCATAAAACCCATCTATACTTGCAACAGAAAGAATTTCATTAATATCTCTACGTCCCTCTTCATTTTTAGCTAATAAAATTATATGGCAATTAGTTCTATCTTTGACAAATTCATTCGGAATTTCTTTACCTGTTTTTTTATCTATTTTGGAATATTCCGCTAATCTATCTTTTACCCAATATGCTTCTGCTCCAAACACAAATTTAAGTTTCTTCTTTTCAAACTGTTCTTTGGTTAATAATCCAGATTCTACATCTTTCAAAAGCTTATCATTATGCTTTTGCACCAATTCGTATGGAACGTAATAATTTCCTTGATAACCATGTTCTACGCTTGATATTACATTTTGCCCTAATTCTACTGCTCTTTGTATATATTCCTCATATGATGCAGCACAATCAGTAACTAAAACATTGCTATAAGATGTGTGTTTATGATAATTTTGCATAATATCTCCTACTCATACGTGTCCGTTTCTGGGTTATATTGTCTATTATCTTCTTGTTGTTTTTTACCAGTAGGCTTTGGTTTATATTCACAAGCATGATTACGTTGACCACACAAATAATGGCAATAATAATAATCTGGATTTGGATTCCATTCATTTTCTTTTTCAATGAGACTAAGTGTATCTTTCACCCATTGGATAGCTTCGTTATATTCTTCCTTAGACCAAGGAATCTCTATCCATTTTTGATCTTTGAACATATTCCATTTCAGTTTTGATACTGAACCATATTTTTTTATCACTGGGATTGAATATAAATAGAGTTGTCGTTTAAATTCTAAGAAATGTTGTTGATCAGATTTGCTAATTTTACCGTTTTTTAAAATTTTTAAACTTGCCGATTTATGATCTATAATAATAATCTCATTCGTTTTTTTATCTTTAACAAGTAAATCTATATATCCTATAAAATCCTTGCTATTAATAGTAAATTCAACTTTTTCTTCGACACCAAGAATCTCATAATTCTCCAAATCTAAATCAATATTATCGAAATAATCAATACCTTTATCATAATAAGACTGCCTAATGTCTACGAATTTATTTGGTGGAGCATTATGAGGAACGTCTTGATTAAAATGTTCCTCATAATATTCATTTAATTCAAATAATGAAAGTTCCCCTTTTTCATACTTTTCAAGGATTTTATGAACAAGTGAACCGTATTCACCAAAAAATCCATTTTCAGATTTATTACATTCGAGATAATGTAATTTCCATTCGTATGGGCAATTATAATATGAGTTTAATCTTGAAAATGACCATTGCATTGTTCCAAGCAAAAAATCCAGTTCTTCATCCATCATAATAATAAGCCTCCTTAATGGTCTGGAAATGTATTATCTACAGACCTATCTATATATGGTAATTTATCTGTGTATATGTCACTATCCCAAGCAAATTGAGCATCATATTCTTCATAGTCCGTATAAAATCTTCGAGAAGTTAAGTCATACCATAAACCCATTTGGAAATCTGCTTTTCCTAATAATCTATCTTTGATCACCGTAAGCACTACATCAAAGTTATGCCATTTTGATTTTGCATCAGCTTTTTCTTTTTTGGAAACTCGTCTTAGACCTATTGATCTCATAGCAAGATTAATAATATTAGAAGTTCCAGATATGTCGTACATTTCAATGTCAGAATTTGTATCTTGTGTTTTTCTTGGATGAGCAATCAAAACTACTGCTACATTAAATTTTGCAGCAAACTTAATCAAAGAATTAATCAAATTTGTTTGAGCCGTATTTTTATCACTCTCTGCACAATTCAGGTCAATCATCATAAGGTTATCAAGCACAATTAATTTACATCCAAACTTTCTTACACATTCTTCTGCGGATTTTAAAACTGAATCAACATCATTAGGTTCATCATCTCTATAGATAAACAATTTTTTGTTGTAATACGTTTGCATCTTTTTTTGAATAGATTGAGGTACTATGTAATATTTTCGATTGTCTCTACTTGTTTTTTCAACCATATTTCTTCTACCTGCTATAATTGTATTGAACCAATTAGCAGACATTCTTTCAGGCATTTCTTTTGAAAACAAAAATACAGGGTTACCATCATCTATTGTTCTTGCAATTGTCTGATCTATAATTGAAGTTTTTCCACTACCAGGTCTTCCAGATAGAACAGTTAATGTTCCATAGAAAATTTTCAATAATTCTTCATCCAATGGTTTGATTCCTGTCTTAACTCCATCCATTTGAGAAATATCAAGTTCCTCAATTTCAGAATAATCAACAACACTTTTTACTGGAACATCTTTTGCATCTGAAATGAGATTCATCACAAAATTTTTCCCACCTATTTGTAAGCAATCATTAATATCTTTTATTGGAACTTTTTTACCATTCTCTTTTTCAAAATATTCTGGTGCTGTTATATATTTTGTTCTCCATGTTCCTAAGCGGTAAATACACTCTTTCCTCATTTTAATACCTGCTTCATCATTGTCAGACCAGATAATAATTGAATCAAAATTGTTTAACCAATCCCAATTTTCTTCAATCCAATGAAGATTTCCTGCACCAAGAGGAACACTTACAGTGTTAATATATCCTGCCTCAATAGCACTTGCACAATCCGTTTCCCCTTCTGTAATCAACAATGGTTTTGATGTATTGACTCTATTCATGTTGAATAATAAAGCTGATGTATCAGAGTCTTTTTGACACCATGTTTTCGGTTGCCCTGAATGTTTTTCTATTGTTCTTGCAGGTCTATATTTGACCATTGTTAGAACATCATTTGTGTCATAGAAATTAAATACTCCATTTCCATGTAAGTCTTCTCTGATGTCAAGATAATCAATTACATTTTTTGAAATTCCTCGTTTGCCCCAATATTCAAGGACATTTGTTTTACCATTTAACGG